GTATATAAGTCAAAAAATAGAGAATAAATTAAGATTTTTAAAAGGTGAATGGTTTTTAAATACTGATTTAGGTATTCCTTATTTTGAAACTATATTTAAAAAAAATCCTGATATAAATTTAATAAATACAATTTTTATAAGAGAAATTAGAAGTATAGAAGAAGTAATTGAAATAATAAAATTTGAAACTAATTATGATGTATCATTAAGAACATTTTCTATAAATTTAGAAGTAAAAATTTATGATGATTCAGTAATAGTAATTAATGAATTGGAGTTATAAATATGGCAGGTGTATATATAACAGATGATGGTTTTATTAAAAGAACAAGTTCAGATATAAAAGCAAGTTTAGAAGCCCAATATCAAACTATCTTCGGCAATGATATTGATCTTGATCCAGATGGAGCATTTGGACAAGATATTGGTATGAAGACTAAAATGTTATCTGAAATATGGGATGCATTAGAAGAGTTATGGACTTGTAGAAATCCAGATCAAGCTACTGGGGTGTGTCTTGATAATATAGCAGTTGAAAATGCAATAGAAAGATTAAAAGCAACATATACCACTGTACAAAATGTTTTATTATATGGAGATGAAGGTACAATAATTTTAGCTGGAAAAAAAGCAAAAAAACCTAGTGATATAGTTAATTATGTATTAGATAAAACGGTTATTATTTCAAAAACATCAGCAAGATTTGGAAAAATAGAAGTTACTGATGTAATAGAAAGTAATACATATTCAATTATAATAAATTCAACAACATATAGTTATGTTGCTGAAATTGGGGATGATGAAGATGATATTTTAAATGGATTAAAAAATTTAATTGAAGCAGGAAATTGGACAGGTACAATAAATGTAATAAATAAACAATTAAGTTTAATAGATTTAATAATAGATTTTAATTTTGATATAATTGGGGATTTAAAAATAATTAATATAGCAAGTGCTGGGGATTTTACTTGTGATACAATTGGAGTAAATATATTACCTGTCAATAGTTTAACGGAAATAGTAACCCCTGTAACTGGATGGGATTCATTAAATAATTTCACTGCTGGAGTAACTGGCAGAAAAATTGAAAGTGATGAAGATTTTAGAATAAGAAGAGAACAATCAATTATCTCAGGTAATGCAACAGACGAAAGTATACGTTCTGCAATTCTTAATAATGTAGCATCTGTTTCTAGTTGTCAAGTATTTAGTAATAGAGGAGATGTAATTGATGGAGAAGGTCGTCCGCCTCATAGTTTTGAAGTTATTGTAGAAGGTGGGACTAATAGAGATATTGCTTTAGAAATTTGGAATAAAATGCCTGCAGGAATTCAACCTTTTGGTAATGAATTTGAAATAATAAAGGATAGTCAAGGACATACACAAACAATTTATTTTTCCAGACCTGAACCTGTTTATATTTTTGTAGAAGTACAAAGAAATTTTAATATAGAAGAAAATTATCCAGCAAACGGCGATGATTTAATTAAAGAAGCTATTGTAAAATGGAGTTTGATTTCAACGAATATTTCAGTTGGTAAAGATGTAATTAGAGGTAGAATAGCAATTCCAGTATATACAATTCCGGGAATTAACGGAGTAAATATATTATTAGATAGTTCTACTTCATTACCATATTCACCGACAGAAACAGAAATTAATATCACAATAACAGATAGACAATTAGCTGTATTTTCAACAGATAGAATTAAAGTAACAACATTACCATAAAAGGAAATTATGAAAGCATTAGAAAAAATAACAGATTATAAAGATTTTACAGATTTACTTATTCAACAATATAAAGATAAAGAAAAATTTGTATTATGGCAAAAAACTTTTGCAGATGAATGTAATAAAATTGAAGATGCTATTTTTGAAATGATGTATTATTTTAATATTAATAATGGTTTTGGTATTATTTTAGATATAATTGGGAAAATTATAGGACTTTCAAGAAATGGTAGAAATGATGAAAGTTATAAAACTTTATTAAAAATAAAAGCAGAAATAAATTTCGGCTCTGGGACACCTGAAGCAATTATAAAAACAGTTGAAAAATTATATAATGCTACACAAATACAATTAAATTTTATATATCCTGCCAAAATTCAATTATGGCAAAATGGTGATATTGGTTTATATAATGAATATAATATGGAATTAGATGATGGAGAATTTTTAGAATTAGATGATGAAAATATTTTAGAAATTTGGGAAGCTGATGATATTTCAGAAAATTTATTATATTCAGTTTTACCTTCAGGCGTAGATTTATTATTAGCATATAATTTAATTTTAGATGCTAATGATTTTATGGAATTAGATGATGGAGGGTTTTTAATTATAACATAAAAAAGGAGTAAAAATATGGCAAGTAATAGAACATTAAGCGATTTACCAGTTGTTACTACGATTAACGGAGATGATATAATTCATACTCGACAAGGTACTACTGATAAATCAGTAACGGAAAGTAAAATTGCAGAATACACTATGAATTTATCAAGTTATAGTCCGACAGTAGTAATCGTAACAGGGGCTTCATACACAATTTCATCGACTATAAGAAAACAGCTTTTAATCTGTTCAATTGCAACAAATTGTACTTTAACATTTCCGGGAACTTATGGAAATGCTCAAGAAATTACAATTATAAATTCAAGTGGTTCTATAGCAAATGTAATTGGATTACCTAATTCTGAAATATTATATCCAGATATGGAAATAACTTTTATTTGGAATGGTTCTTCTTGGGTAAAAAGAAAATTTTTAAATACAATAATTACAGGAACAACTGCCCCAACAATTACGCCTAATTTTATAGGACAATATTTTATAGATACAACTGGAGATCAATATTATTTTGCAATAGGAACAAGTTCAAGTAATGACTGGCTTTGCTTATCAAAAGCAACACAGAATATAATAACTGTTAATGCTAATTATACAATTACAGACGATATTCCGTCTGGTACGAAATTTCTTGTATATCCGAATTCAAGCACTCAAAAAGGTAAAATTGTAATTACATTACCGACAATGGCGGATAACGTCGGAAAATGGTATGATATAGAATTTGCAAGTGGGTTTGGTTTAGTTGAAATAGACGGAGAAGGTACAGAAAAATTAAATTTCAAAGGTAATAGAATAGAAACAGTAAAATTGTATCAAGCAGGTAGTCATTACAGAGTGTCAAATAATGGTGTAGATTGGACGCTTAGAGGGAGTAATCTTTTTGATACTAATTTTATTAATAATTCAGATTGGACTGCTAGGAAATTAGGATTTGCTGTAACGTATGATAATGGATCTGGCACTTCAACAAAAAATACAGATTGGACAGGAATGGTAATTATAGAAGAAATATCAGGATTTACTGCTGTTGTGTCGCATGACAGCGGTGGAGCGGGCCAAACAGGCATTCTTTATTTATATAACGCCTCGTCAGATTTTACATATTTTACTAATAACAGAAAATTAACAGCATCAAACGGACAAACAATTGATGTTAATGAAACTAGTGGGAGCTCGAAAAATAAAGAAACTATTTTTTATCATAATTTTAATATTAGTCAAGATTTAATAAAACGTGAGCTTATATATTCAGATGATAAAACAATAGCTAATACTAGATATCTGTTTACATTTGGATATAACCCAAATGTTGCTAGTTATATATCAAATTATTATTCAATTTCTAATTTAGAAGCTGGATTTTATTGTGGTTTGGCTGGTGTTTGTTTTTCGGATCCGTCGGATTTAGGCTTTTATCCTGTAACAACACAAGATGCATATTTTAAAATGATTTTAGATTTTTCATGCTAACATGTAATAAGAAAGGAGTAAAAAAATGAATGATTTAAATTTAATACAAGAAAAAATTAATAATGGAGAAGGTTATATTGAAATGCAAAATGCGGGTATTATAAAAGTATCTGAAATGAATTCTAAAGATATCATTATAAAAGTCTTTACTAAATATGATTACAAAATAATAAATAATGAATTAGTTTTAAAAACAAAAGAAGATTTTGAAAATGAAGAAAAATTAAAAACACAACAAGAAATTTTAAATAAATTAAAACCATTAATAGATGCTATGACATTCCAAGA